CTCGGAATAATTGCCCGCCAGCACGAGGCGCGGCAGATCCGGGGGCCATGCCATCGCCATATCAGCCCCCGCTCCGCATGACGGGCATCCGCGTACCCTGACGGCGAAGGGCAACGTTCAGCTCGCTCCCGTAGGTGTTCGCCTGCTGCGCCGCAATCCTGCCGAACGTCACCCGGATGTCCTCGCCGCCCGTGGCGTTCGCCGTCCGCGCCTCCTTCCCCTCGTAGCCATCCGGCGGCACAATGGCGATGTTGTTGACCACAGACGCGCCGCCCGCCCCAGCGATGGCCTTCATCTGCCCCGGCGTCAGCACGCTCTCG